AGTATGAGTGGTTCAAGAAGGATGGAACGTCAAGATACTACGACCAGTGGCGTGACTTCAACCGCCTTCGCCTTTACGCTAGGGGTGAACAGTCGGTAGCAAAATACAAGAGCGAGCTTGCCATTGATGGCGACCTTAGCTACTTGAATCTTGATTGGACACCAGTGCCTATCATTCCTAAGTTCGTCGACATTGTCGTCAACGGCATGAACGACCGACTATTTAGCGTTCGAGCTTACGCTCAGGATGCCATGTCGGCAGAGAAGCGCAATCAGTATCAGGACATGATCGAGGGCGACATGGTCGCCAAGGACGTGCTCACTAAAATGTCTGAGCAGTTCGGTATCGATCCATTCGTGGTTGATCCTATGGAGCTCCCAAGGGATGACGAGGAGCTTCAACTTCACATGCAGCTGAAGTATAAGCCGGCTATTGAGATTGCAGAGGAGGAGGCAATCAATACTATTCTTGACGAGAATCACTACCAAGATACTCGCAAGCGCGTTGAGTATGACATAACCACCATCGGTGTCGGCATTGTCAAGCACGAGTTCCTGCCTGGGGCGGGCGTTCAAGTGTCTTATGTAGATCCAGCAAACGTGGTGTACAGTTACACTGAGGATCCGTACTTTAAGGATTGCTTTTACTGGGGAGAAATAAAGACTGTTCCAATTGTAGAGCTTCTTAAAATCAATCAAGACCTCACAAAAGAAGATCTTGAAGAGATATCAAAGTACAGCCAGAGCTGGTACAACTACTATAATGTGGCGCAGTTTTATGAGAACGATATGTTCTATAGGGATACTGCCACGCTGTTGTACTTCAACTATAAGACAACTAAAAAGTTTGTCTACAAAAAGAAGATTAGCGAGACCGGTGGTGCGCGCGTAATTGAAAAAGACGACACCTTCAATCCTCCAGTTGAAATGATGCAGGAGGCCGGCTTCGAGAAGGTAGAAAAGACTATCGATGTTTGGTACGAAGGGGTTATGGTGATGGGCACAAATCTGCTGATTAAGTGGCAGATGATGGAGAACATGGTTCGCCCAAAGTCGTCTTCGCAGTATGCTATGCCAAACTATGTGGCTGTCGCTCCTCGCATGTACAAGGGCAACATCGAGTCACTTGTTCGTCGCATGATTCCATTTGCTGATCTTATTCAGATCACCCACCTCAAACTACAGCAGGTCATCGCGCGTGTTGTACCAGATGGCGTGTTCATTGATGCTGATGGACTCAATGAGGTGGACCTGGGCACGGGCGCGGCCTACAATCCGGAAGATGCACTACGACTGTACTTTCAGACTGGTAGTGTCGTGGGTCGAAGCTATACTGTGGATGGGGAGTTTAATAACGCACGGGTACCAATTCAGCAGTTAACCTCAAGCTCTGGTCAATCAAAAATGGCGGCGTTGATTGCGAACTACAACCACTATATGGATATGCTTCGCACGGTTACGGGAATCAATGAGGCTCGTGACGCATCAACTCCAGATCCCAATGCTTTGGTTGGAGTTCAGAAGCTCGCTGCGCTAAACTCAAACACCGCTACTCGTCATATCCTTGATGGCGTATTGTTTATGACTCGCACGCTATCTGAAGCTTTATCATGTAGAGTTTCAGACATACTAGAATATGCTGAGTTCCGAGATGAGTTTGCCATGCAGATTGGTAAGCATAACGTACGCTTGCTTGACGAGATTAAGCACCTATACCTGCACGACTTCGGTATCTTTATCGACGTAGCGCCAGACATGGAGGAGCGAGCACAGCTCGAGGCCAATATCCAAATGGCATTGTCGAAGGGTGATATCAACCTTGAGGATGCCATCGATATCCGCGAGATCAAAAACATTAAGATGGCCAATCAGTTGCTAAAGGTCAAGCGTAAGAAGAACTTCGAGCAAATGCAGATGGCTGACATGCAGAAGCAGCAGATGCAGGCGCAGATTAATATGCAGTCACAGCAGATGGCAGCGCAGACCGCAGCTCAAAAAATACAGCTTCAGGCTCAGTCAGAGATGCAGGTCAAGCAAGCTGAGATTGCCTTTGAGATTGAAAAGATGCGCGCTGAGGCTTCATTTAAGAAGGAGCTCATGCAGGAGGAGTTCATGTATCAGATGCGAATTAAAGGCGTTGAGGTTGACGGAATTAAAGAAAGAGATCGCATGAAAGAAGACGAGAAGGCTAAGCGCATTGATCGTCAAAACACTCAGCAATCTAAGCTTATTGAGCAGCGCCAAACGAAGTCTCCGGCCATAACCTTCGAGTCCAATGAGGACTCGCTAGATGGTTTTGATTTCGCTGAGTTCGAGCCGAGATAGCGTGTTTAAACACGATATATTTTTTTTGTATAATTTTGTAACAAATTCAAATCTATGGAATTCAAAGTAAAAGAAGTAGGTTCAATTGAGTCTAAGTCTGTTCAAGAAATTGAGCAGGAGCTTCTCGAGAAGCACGAGGCTGAGTTGAACGGGAATGTCGAAGGCAGCAATGCTGTTGAGGCAACCGCAGGCGGTGATGCTCAGGCCGCTGAACAAATTGCTGAGCTGAAGGAGGAGGACGTTCTTTCATTTATTGGAAAAAGATTCGGTAAGGAGATTAAATCTCTGGACGATCTGGTGCGGGAGCGCCAAGAATCAGACCCTCTCCCTGAGGACGTCGCCGCATATCTTAAGTACAAAAAAGAAACGGGTCGTGGCATCAAGGACTTCTTAAAAGTTAATGAGGACCTAGATGAAAAAGACCCAGACAGCTTATTGGCTGAGTACTATGCTTCAACGCAGGAGGACTTGGATCAAGAGGACATCGACTTCATGCTCAAGGAGCAGTTTGGATATGATGAAGACTTGGACGACGAATCAGACGTTAAGCGTAAAAAGCTCGCCAAGAAAAAGGAACTCGCGAAGGCGAAGAAATACTTCGAGGAGCAACGAGAGAAATACAAGGCACCACTTGAGTCAAGTGGAGTCCCTTCTGGAGTTGACCAAGAAGCATTACGCTCTTATCAAGAGTACATTGCTAGTGCCAAGACCGCCCAAGAGGAAAACCAAAAGCGGTACGAATGGTTTCAGAAGAAGACTGACGAGGTCTTCTCCAACGAATTCAAAGGTTTTGAATTTACCGTTGGAGATAAGTCTCTTGTCTTTTCTCCTGCTGAGGCTGCAGAAATCAAGAAAGCTCAGTCTGATATATCTAACTTCATTGGTAAGTACGTAAATCAAGATGGCTTAATTGACGACGCCAAAGGGTATCACAAAGCGCTAGCTGTGGCTATGAATCCAGAACGCTTTGCCAAATTCTTTTACGAACAAGGCATGGCTGATGCCGTTGATGACATATCAAAGAAGTCGAAGAACATTAATATGGATGTTCGTTCGGCTCCTCAAAGTGTCAGCAAGGGTGGATTAAAAGTCGCTGCTGTGTCCAATGACTCAGGTCGTGGACTCAGAATAAGAAGTAATAAATAACTTATAAAAACTACCTAAAATGGCAGTTGCACCAATTCCAGGTTTTGACCTGCAGCCCAGTGCAGAGCGCGTAGCTCTCAGCACTAACTACATCACGAACTTCAACTTCTTGAATCAGTATCTTCCTGATACCTACGAGAAGGAGTTCGAGCGCTACGGAAATCGTTCTGTAGCTGCATTCTTGCGCATGGTTGGCGCAGAAATGCCTTCTAACTCTGACCTCATCAAGTGGGCAGAGCAAGGCCGTCTGCACACCAAGTACACCAACGTAACCTCGGCAGCCGCCATTGGCGCTGACACCGCTACGTTGACCATCAACGACACGCTTGTACCGGGCACCGGTGGCATTGCGATTCGCGTTGGACAAACCATCATGGTTTCTGCTAACGTTGGCTCGGCTTTCAACAAGGCTATTGTCACTGCAGTTAACTACACACTTGGCACCATTGACGTAGCTTACTACGAGGGTGGCGGTCAAACCTTTGGTCCAGCTCCGGTCGTTTGTTCTCTGTTTATCTATGGTTCGGAGTTCAAGAAGGGAACTGTTGGAATGGACGAGAGCCTTGAGGCTGACGATGAGATCTTCGAGAACAGCCCCATCATCATCAAGGACAAGTACGCTGTTAGCGGCTCTGATATGGCTCAGATTGGCTGGGTTGAAATCACGACCGAGAACGGAGCAACTGGTTACTTGTGGTACCTCAAGAGCGAGCACGAGACTCGTCTCCGCTTCGAGGACTACCTTGAGACTGCAATGATCGAAGCCGTTCCTGCCGAGGTTGGATCTGGTGCTATCGCTGCTGGTGGCGTTGTTGGTAACAAGGGTTCTGAAGGTGTGTTCTACGTAGTAGGACAGCGCGGTAACGTATGGAGCGGCGGTAACCCCACTACTCTTGCTGACTTCGACGACATCATCGAGCGTCTTGACAACCAAGGAGCTATTCAGGAGAACGTCATCTTCTTGAATCGTCAGTTTGGATTTGACGTAGACGACATGCTTGCTGCTCAGAACAGCTACGGTGTTGGTGGTACGTCATTCGGCTTGTTCGACAACGACAAGGACATGGCTTTGAATCTCGGCTTCACTGGCTTCCGCCGTGGATACGACTTCTACAAGACTGACTGGAAGTACTTGAACGATCCCACCATGCGTGGCGGAATCACTGCTGGTAAGATCAACGGACTATTGGTTCCTGCTGGTTCTACCACTGTATACGATCAAATCCTTGGCAAGAACGCCAAGCGTCCGTTCCTACACGTTCGCTACCGCGCTTCTGAAACCGAGGATCGTCGCTACAAGACTTGGGTTACTGGCTCTGCTGGTGGTGCTGCTACGTCTAGCCTCGACGCAATGGAAGTTCACTTCCTGTCTGAGCGTGCCGTCTGCACACTGGGTGCCAACAACTTCTTCTTGTTCGAAAACTAATCACCCCAAGGGGGAGGGCTTTGCCCTCCCTCTTTTTTTCTTTTAACTTTAAATCTTATCGTAATCATGTCAACAGAGTACATTGCTACAGAAGACAAGAGCTATGCTCTAACCCGGCCTAATCCGCCATTAAGCTTTATGCTTTCTTCCAGGAATTCAAAGCGAAAGCCGCTTCTTCATTTCGACGGGAGAGTAAACAGACCCCTTCGCTATTCTAGAAATCAGCGATCACCATTTGAGGATGATCAGGATGGCAACGCCATTTTGGAGCCCATTATTTTCGAAGATGGATTCTTGTTTGTTCCTAAAACAAACCCTGTTCTTCAGCACTTCTTATCACTTCACCCAGGCAACGGTGAAATATTTGTTGAGATAAACAAAGAGAAGGACGCTATGGAGGAGGTTGATCGACTCAGCGCAGAAGTTGATGCGCTTGTTAAAGCTAAAGAACTTGACATCGATATGCTTGAGACTGTTGCAAGAGTAATGCTTGGAGCAAAAGTGGACAAGATGACCAGTTCAGAGCTTAAGCGAGATGTTCTTGTTTATGCAAAGCGAGAGCCGCTCAGATTCCTTGATATGCTTTCAGACCCAATGCTAAAGTTCCAAGCCACCGTGTCGAAGTTCTTCGACGAGGGATTGCTTCGAATGAGGAACAATGGTCGCGATGTGTACTTCAATCTGCCTGGCAATAAGAGCAAAATGCTTACTGTGCCATACGGAGAGAACCCAACATTTATTGTTAGTTCATACCTTCAGAGCGACGAAGGTTTGGAAACTTACAAATTATTAGAGAGAAACTTGCAAGAATAATAATCTTGTTGTAAGTTTGTAATGCCTGCCCGTCGAACTGTAGGCACCAAGTTTCAAGGATGGACTTGTTAAGAGTAGGCTGCCAATGGCGGCCTCTTTTTTTTATTCTATCTTTGTGAAAATGTTCACGCATGATAAACTCAGTACGAAATACAGTACTAGCGGTAATAAATAAAAATAACTACGGCTACATCTCGCCTTCGGACTTCAATCTGTTTGCGAAGCAGGCTCAGCTAGATATATT